AGCTATGAAGAATTGCCATTGGTGAACACAGGCTGTGATTCGTATGCATCTTGGGATCCTCGATTCAAAGATTTATCTCCCATGCTGACATCAGATGCTATTGTGGAAAGAACAATGGAAATATTGCCACACAAACAATGGGTGGATGAACATTTTATATTCACAGGCGGTGAACCATTGCTGGGTTGGCAACGTGCTTATCCAGATGTATTGGAACATGCAAAGATGCAGGCTTTAAAAGAGATCACTTTTGAAACCAATGGCACACAAAAACTACACAAAGATTTTAAAGATTATTTGACTCAATGGAATCAGAAGAATGGTAGAACTAAAGAATCCATATCATTCTCTGTGAGTGCAAAATTAAGTGTGAGCGGAGAAAAACGTGAAGAAGCTATACTGCCTGAAGTGGTGGCAGAATATGGAGATGTAGGGCATGTGTATTTGAAATTTGTGGTGGCCACCAAGGAAGATGCTGATGAGGCATTCCAAGCAGTGGCTGATTATCGTAAAGCAGGATTCTCGGGATCAGTTTATTTGATGCCTGTGGGTGGAGTAGAAAGTGTCTATCATATGAACAATAGAACAGTGGCAGAACTGGCAATGAAGATGGGATATAGATACAGTGATAGATTACAAGTGCCATTGTTTAAAAACGCATGGGGTACATAATGGAGCAAAAAGATATGGGAATATTTGATAAAGTTAAAAAAATATTTAAAAAAGAAGACACAACAGAAAACAAAAGCGAATCACATCAAGCATTGTTGCGTGAAAAAGAAGCAGCAACCAAAGAAGGCAAGCCTTGGGTGGCAGTGTTGGAGACTCACGTGAACAAAGAAAACATCAGAAATGGATTTTTTGAACTGGATTGGAACAATGCTTTCATAGAGGATTTATTAGATGCAGGTTACAAAGGTGAAACCAATGAAGAAATAGTGGAAGGTTGGTTTAAAGAAGTCACTAGAAACGTGCTGAAGGATCAAGGACAGGACGCCACACGTGATGCTGGATACATCAATGTGAACAAATTAGGAAAAGATAGATCGGAAATCAGTTAATGACCTACTTGCTTGTGGATTTAGCCAATGTATTTTTTAGATCACGTCACGTAACTGACGGAAGTCTTAATGATAAGATTGGTATGGCTCTACATATTACTCTTAACGGTGTAAGAAAAGTATGGAAAGATTTCAAAGGAGACCATGTGGTATTCTGTTTGGAAGGACGCAGTTGGCGCAAAGATTATTATCTTCCATACAAACGCAATAGATCTGATGCTCGTGCAGCACTCACAGCCAAAGAAAAAGAAGAAGAAACAATATTTTGGGAAACTTTTGATAATTTTAAAGAATTTATACAAACTAAGACCAATTGCACAGTGTTGCAAAATCCAAGATTAGAAGCAGATGATTTAATCTCTGCTTGGATACAAGCTCATCCCAAAGACCAGCACGTGATCATCAGCACAGACAGTGATTTTGCACAATTGATTGCTCCCAATGTGAAACAATACAATGGTATTTCAGAAGTGACCATCACTGATAAAGGTTATTTTGATCAAAAAGGTAATCCTGTAAAAGATAAAAAAACAGGTGAAAACAAAACAGCACCTGAACCAGAATGGCAATTGTTTGAAAAATGTGTGCGTGGAGACAGCACAGACAATATATTTTCTGCTTTTCCAGGAGTAAGAACCAAAGGAACCAAGACCAAAGTAGGATTGCGTGAAGCATATGAAGATAGAAAAAATAAAGGGTTTAACTGGAACAACATGATGTTGCAACGTTGGATGGATCATGAAGGAGTAGAGCACAGAGTATTGGATGATTACAATAGAAATGTTATATTGTGCGATTTACGAGCACAACCAGATGAAATAAAACAAATTATGGCTCAAACTGTGGCAGAAGCAGCCAACCCCAAAGCAGTGGAACAAGTGGGAATCAAATTGATTAGATTTTGTGCCAAATGGGACATGCAAAGAATTGTGGATCAAGCACAGAGTTATGCTGAGCCATTGAATGCCAAATATAAAATAACAGAAGAGGTCACAGCATGACAGTGATTGCCAAACCCATATTGGATGGTAAGTTTTGGATATTGGAATCTGAAGGTATCAAACTGGGCACACTGTGCCGTCAGGAAGATCACAGATACATGTTCAGTTGTGCCTCAGGCAGTCGCATGTTTGACAATGAGCAACAATTGAGACAGGAATTCAAAGGAGATTGGCTGTGGGGAAATACCACTGTGACTGTGTCACAAGATCCTGCTGTGGATGCAAACTCTGTGTATGGATATCCCACTAAATTTGAACCTTGTAATCCTGTGTTTGATGTGCAAAAAAAATTACCATTGTTTACCAAAAGTAAAAAATCCAAATCATTGTATTGTGCTGGATATTATGTTATTAAATTTGAAAAAGGATGGGTCAAAAGTTTCTGTCCCAAACTGCTCACCATAGACAGGTATCCCAACAAAGGACCATTCAGAACATTGCTGGAGATGAAACAGGAACTCAGCAGTGCCAACAAACAGGAAGGAAATATCAATGAGCAACACACCAATTAACACAGCACCCATACAACAATTGATACAACAGATCAAAGTGGCTGATCAAAGCAATCAAAAAGAAGTGCGAATCGATATCACCACTGCCAAAAATGTGGCCTACGCATTGGGCATTGTGATGAGCAGACTGGCTGGAAATTACGAAGATTTACTCAGCAAGAAAGACAAGGATGAAGTGATTCAGGTACAAATGGATGGGGGCAAACTGTGAGCATCACTGACAAAGAAATAGAACAAATAGCCAGTACCAATCTGCCCAACAACCATTTCAATCCCTACATGACTGCTCCTGAATACTTCCAACAAGAGGGTGAAAACATGTGGATTAGATTCAAATTAAAGGCGTTTTACCCACTGCTTTGTGTGAGCCTGCTGTCTACACTTACTCTGCTGTTGATTGTTGTTTTTTACCTATTTTAAAGCAGTTCCATTAGAGGTTCTTTCACAGAACCAAAAAATAAACTTACCAAAAGGCATAAATATACATGCTTAATCATTTTTACAAGGAACACATGAGCAGACCCAAACCCATTATCCTTTTGGAGAATGTTAATAAAAAAGACTACAAATCTGAACAGGTTTTGGATGCAGAAGCCATATGGGCCGTATTTTACAAAAATAAACCTTTCAATTTAAAGTCATCCAACATGACCACCAACTATCCAGGACCCAAATACAAGAAAGTTTCTTTCAGCAATCCAGGCCATGCTTTTAACCTTGCTAAAAAACTCAACACACTGTTCAACGTTCAAGACTTTGCAGTGGTGAAATTAACTCAGGGCGAAACCGTCACTGAAAAATAATGGACTGGAAAACCACCTATACTAAAATATTCCTTCAACAGGCAAACATTTCCGTGAACGATAATACCATGAAAGAATATCTACCCATATGGTGGAAAAATAGTCGTATCAAAACAGAAGGTGGATTAAGACTCACTGAAGAAGGTCTTAAATTTATTCAAGAAAAATTAGAATTACAGACTTATGATGTGCCATTTCCATTGGAATTCACCATAACCACACAGATATTGATATTTTTAGACAAGTTCATTGATTGTCCATATTACTTGGCTGCTGATGGTCTTATTGTGACCAATGAAAAGAAGGCCATGGAACTTCACTTATTTTCAGGCGACATACGCAAATATGGTTTGACCAAAGCCATGAGTAGACCCTTCGAACAGTAAAGATATCCACAATTATCAAGGATTTTAAGCCATTGAAATCAACGACTTTTTTAATTCAAAACCAATTGACTTTTTTTTTCACAGATGCTATTATGTATATAACACTAAGGCACTGAAACAAACTAAAAGGAGTACAACATGGCCAAAGCAGACAAAGACAGTTTAGCAGTTAGACAGGTCAGTCCTAACAATGCTAAAAGTAGCATAACACACGCAATCAACAAAAAACGTCCATTATTTTTATGGGGAGCACCTGGTATTGGTAAATCAGATGTGGTACATCAAATTGCTGCCAGCATTGATGCTCATGTGATTGACATAAGATTAAGTCTATGGGAACCCACAGATATCAAAGGTATTCCATACTACAACATGAAAGAAAACAACATGATTTGGGCTGCTCCAAGTGAACTGCCCAATGAAGAATTTGCTAAAAAACACAAAAAAATTATATTGTTTTTGGATGAAATGAATTCAGCCGCACCATCAGTTCAAGCGGCAGCATATCAATTGATCCTAAACAGAAGAGTGGGCACATACAGGCTGCCTGACAATGTGGTTATTATTGCCGCTGGTAATAGAGAAGCGGACAGAGGTATCACATACAGAATGCCTGCACCATTGGCCAATAGATTTATCCATATAGAAATGAAAGTGGATTTTGATGATTGGTTTCAGTGGGCTGTACAGAACAACATGCACAAAGATGTGGTGGGGTTCTTAACATTCAGCAAGAAAGATTTATACGATTTTGAACCTAAGAGTTCAGGCAGATCGTTCGCAACTCCAAGATCTTGGGCATTTGTCAGTGAATTATTGTCTGACGAAGTGGATGAGAATACCACAGCCGATCTAGTTAGTGGAGCAGTAGGCGAAGGATTAGCAGTAAAATTCATGGCTCACAGAAAAGTGGCTAAGGACCTACCAAATCCGTCTGACATTTTGTCAGGGAAGGTAGAAAAAATGAAGACTAAAGAAATCAGTGCCATGTATTCCTTAACAGTCTCCCTTTGCTACGAACTGAAAGACGCATGTGATAAGAAAGACAAGAAGTTTAATGATAAAGTCAATAAATTTCTTAGATTTTCTATGGATAATTTCGATACTGAAATTGTTGTGATGGGCATTAAACTTGCTCTTACGCAATATCAATTACCGATTGATCCAGACTCTATCAAATGTTTCGATGAGTTTCATGAAAAGTACGGCAAGTATGTTATTGCCGCACAAAAGGTTGCTTAACTGTGACCATTCACAGGGCATTTTCGAGTGCCCTGTGTACAAATAAAGATTCTTATGATTACTAAAAAACAAGAAAAATTAAACAAATTACAAGAAGAAGTATTGGATAAAATTATTGTGGCAAGAGTAGGATTGTTGTTGAGACATCCTTTCTTTGGCAACATGGCCACTAGATTGGGCATTCAAGAATGTGATGAATGGTGTCCCACAGCAGCCACTGATGGAAGAAATCTTTATTATAATACAAAATTCTTTAGCAAACTTTCTGCTAGAGAAATCGAATTTGTGATAGCACATGAAATACTTCATTGTGTGTTTGATCACATTGGCAGAAATGAACAGAGAGATAGACAGATATACAATGTGGCTTGTGATTACATTGTGAACAACACATTGGTGCGAGACAACATTGGTGAAAAACCCAAAGACATTCCTATATTTCAAGACTTCAAATATGAAGGTTGGAGTTCTGAAAGAGTGTATGATGAAATTTATAAAAAATATGATGAAAAACAATTGCAAAAATTAGGTCAATTGTTGGATGAACATTTGGATTGGGACAAGGACGAAAACGGCGGCGGTAAAGATAAAAAAGACGGCAAAGAAGGTGACCAACAAAAAAGACCAGCATACAGCAAAGAAGAATTGAGAAAAATTAGAGATGAGATCAAAGATTCCATACTGCAATCAGCACAAGCCACAGGCGCTGGTAATCTTCCCAAAGAAGTGGAAAGAATCATAAAAAACATGACCAATCCTAAAATGAATTGGAGAGAAATATTACAGACTCAGATACAAAGCACCATCAAAAGTGATTACAGTTTTATGAGGCCCAGTCGCAAAGGCTGGCACACAGGCGTGGTATTGCCAGGTTCACAGTTTGAACAGACCATTGATTTGGCTGTGGCCATTGATGCCAGTGGATCCATTGATGAAAAACAATTGAGTATATTCTTAGGCGAAATCAAATCCATCATGGATCAATACAAAGATTATAGAATTAAAGTGTGGACTTTTGACACAGAAGTGTACAATGAACAAGACTATGGTCCCACAGATGGTGACATCAGCCAGTATGAAATCACCGGTGGTGGTGGCACAGATTTCATGTGCAACTGGGAGTACATGAAAAAGAATGACATTCAACCAAAAAAATTCATCATGTTCACAGACGGATACACATTTGACAGCTGGGGAGATCCTCACTACTGTGACACCGTGTTTGTGATACACAACAATCACAACGAAAGAATTGAATCACCGTTTGGTATCACTACCAAATACGAAGACTAATGTTGCAGAAAACTGGAGAACCCAATCCTTTAAACTTTTTTGGTATTAGAAAAGTTCAAAAACCACTGCCGCATTTCACATATTTGGAAATCAAATTCGATTATGGCATGGAAGACAAGATCAATAATTGGATTAGAATCAATTTAAAAAGTAGATATTTTTTGGAAAAAACAATCAAAAGCTCTCATGAACACAAAGTGGAGTATGTGATAAAAATTGGTTTTGAAGAAGCCAAAGAACTCACCATATTCACTTTGAGTTGTCCTTATGTGAATCGAAGTTAAATAATTTCGTATATACAACAAGGAGAACATACATGAACGAAGAAACTAAAAAAACTGCCACAGCCAGCACTGCTGCACCAAAAGCTGCAGCACCAGAAGCTGATGCAAAATCAGGAGATTTAACTGTGCAGGATTTAAACACTATCAAAGCTATCATTGACGTGGCATCACAGAGAGGTGCTTTCAAAGCCAATGAGATGCAAGCCGTAGGAACAACCTACAACAAACTTGAATCTTTTTTGAATGCCATTCAAGCTCAACAAGCGGCTGCAGCTAAATCTGCTCCAGCAGCAACAGCAGCACCTGTGGGAGATAAAAAATAATGTCTGAAATAAAACATTTGGGTAGATTCAAAGACACCAAAGAAGTGGTGGGAGTGGTCTACAGAGTATTGCCCAGTGATCCAGAACATGCATTGGTGGTACCCACCAGCGGTTTGGATGGAGATGAACATGCAAGACTGATGGATTTAATTCACAGTGCTGCCAGTCAAACTTCATATGAACTAGCAGAAGCTATGGCCCGTGCCCCGTTGGGTGATGGTTCCATCATGCTGGCTAGATTCCATGTGAAAAAATTGATGAAAAAAGTCAAGAGCAATCAAATAGAAATGACTCCCAATCAATTCACCACTATCAGTTTGGATGCATTGAATGCTGCCATAGCACAACAAAAAGGTTTAAAAATTGCTGAACTGGCCATCACTGCCAGCAACGATACACCAGCAAACACACAGGCCAGAAACATAGTGAATCCCATTGTGGAATCTGTGAGAAATGAGACTGTGTTGACCGATGAACAATTGGCTGCAAAATTAAGAAGTGATGCAGACAGATTGTACAAAGAAGCAGCACGATTGAGAAAACAAGCAGACGAGTTAAAAACTAAGTCAGCAGAATAATCAATTATGGTCATTTTTGGCAAAAAATCACTGCCCAAAAATGTTGTGGATCATTGGCCAGAAGTGTTCAATGATGTCACAGTGAATGCCATACCTATTGAGTACCTATTGGCCATAAAAGTAACATTTAATGATGGCAAAAAATGGGAAATCAAAGTCAAAAACAGTCATAAAAAAATGACCAACAGTAGGCTGGAACAAACCCTGAATGAACTGTTCAAAAACTACACCAACAGCATCAAGAATGTGGATTTTAGGCTGGATACTGAAAAGGTCAAAAAAGACATTGAAAAACACACCAAAAAGTTCTTTAAAAAATAAAACTTTTAAGTGATGAATACTGTTAATTCAGTATAAATACACAGTAATAAGACATTAGGAGCAACGCACAATATGGCATTCAAAATAAGACGTGGCACAAACGCACAAAGATTACTGATAACTCCAGCAGAAGGAGAATTAATCTACACTACAGACACCAAAAAACTGTTCACAGGTGATGGTACAACTTTGGGTGGTGTGGCTGTGGACACAGGCACTGTGGCGTTTTCAGGCATTGCATCAGATGTTACTCCAGATGTGGACAGCACAAGAGACATTGGTGCCACAGGCAACAGATGGGCCGAAGGTTGGTTTGACAATGTGTATGGTGCATTCACAGGTGCTCTCACAGGCAATGTCACAGGAAATTTATCAGGCAATGTCACAGGCAATGTCACAGGAAATTTAATAGGCAACGTGTCAGGTGACGTCACAGGAGATCTCAACGGTTCAGTGTTTGCAGATGATTCCACAGCAATGTTGGATGCCATACAAAAAAGAATCACAGCAGATGTGTACAGCTCAGCAGGCACACTATTATTGAGCACCAATCCTGCTACCAATGTGGTCAGCAACGGCGATGTGGTAATCACTGACAATGTGATCACAGTGTTGAACGGACTGGACACAGTGCAATTCGGAACCAACACTTCAGCATTAGGAGTGGGGTTAAGAATTAAATCGCCTGTGCTTACTAACAAATCTATTGAAATTAATTCATTAACAAATGGTATTGTTGGTGACAGTTTTGAAATTCAAGTATCCAGAGGCACTTTAAGTATTCCTACTTCTGTGCAACAAGGTGATCCACTGTTTACCATAGTGGCCAATGCCTACGATGGCACTGATTACAGATTTTCCAGCGCTATATCTTTTGACATTGATCCAGACACCAGTAGTCCAGTAGCACCAGGCGCAGTACCAGGAAAAATTAGTTTTGGAACATCTCCAGATGGTGGAGCAACCTTACGAGGATTAGTATTTGATTCAGATGGACGATTGGGTGTGAATATGACCTCTCCCACTGCCACATTATCAGTAGCAGGCAATGCATCTTTCAACACTACAGCTGGTGTGGAAAAAGTTTTAACCGGAATGAATTCAGGCACATACACACAAGTGACCAGCAGCACTCTGGAAACCTACACAGCATTGACTTATGCTCACGCAATTTACAGAGCAGCCAAAGTGACCATTCACGTGCATTGGAGTGCCAATGACAGCTATATTGGAGAATTTTTGATTGCGAACGGTACTGGAGCAGCCAGCATACAATCTATTCAATCCACATTTACCGGCTCCAACCCAGTGAATGCCGTCACAGCTGATATCAGTGGAGCAAACGTGAGATTGAGAGTGCAGACACCTAACACATTTTCATCTGGTACGGTTTTCAAATACGAAGTACACTTCACTAACTTCGTAGCATACTAATACTTTTTATTTTAATTTTTTAACAATTTAGATTGTTTGATTTTATAATCAGCCCAACTGCGATTGGTCCATTGAGAAGGTTTGTAATCTATATTTTTTGATTGAATACCATAACATGCTGGCACAGTATCATACAGTATCATTTTTTTATTCACAGCAGCATCACGCAACATAATTTGATGTAAAAAATTAGTGACAGGTTTGCCTGGCACAAAATCACACCAAGGTCCGCACTTTAATTGTTCCAAATCAATGGTTTTAACATCACTCCATTGTATAATTCTATGAGTTATGCCATTGATATTCACCATGTAATGATAAAGATTATCATCAGCAGGTTGTTTTTCCCAAGTCCACCCTTTGCGTTCGCAGATTTGTTTGATCAATTTGACATGATCACTGAGATAAAATCTAGGTTCATCAGGAGATCTACCTATGTCTGATCCGGCTCTTATTCTGTATTGCCAACTCTTGTGTCCTAAAGATTGTATTTCTTCCAGAACATGTTCCATATGATCCAAACTTTCCAATGTATATCCCACATAATACACAAAAATTCCTTCAGCAATACAATTGTCTATGCCTTGCAGTTGTTTTTGATGCACAGTTGCTCCTTGATAGGAATGATGATTCAAACCAATCATAACCATAGTGGTTCCAGCAGCAGCGATTTCTTTCACCCAAGCTCTGTCAGACAACTTTACTCCATTGGTCAATATGCACACATCTGTGGGTCTACCCAATCTTTGCAATAATTTTTTTATTTCACGTATGAGTTCAGGAAGATCCTTACGCACTGTGGGCTCAGCTCCTGCCAATATTACTGCACCAGATTCTGCATGAAATTTTTCTTCGATTTGTTTACAGATACTTTCTATGGATCGATCCAACAGTTTATTGTCAGGTTTATGATAGCAGTGCGGACAATTTAAATTACATCGGTCAGTAACTTCCACCATGATCCCATGAGGTATGGTGTAACCTTCCACATCATAATGCAGTTGCTGATAAAATTCGATATCTCGTTCAACCATGTGTTGCATTACTCCATGCTCTTCACAGGTTTTTACAAGATATACTCCATCCGCACGTGTAACACGTTCTGCTGCACAATGACGATAACAATGATCGCACAAACTGATTGTTTTGATATCTTGCATGATTATTTGTACAGTGCTATGGCAGCATCTATAAAATCCTTAGGGTAATTGTTTCTAAAACTTTCCAAACACAATATCTGCAAGCTGGCAAAATCTGTGGGAGTGTGTGGGTCAATTTGCAGTTCTTTCATTTTGGGCAGCAAAACTGTTCTCCTGTCTTGGGATATGTGACTGAAATGATCCTGCACTGTGATGAGTGGCTCGCTCTTGTGATAACAAAAAAAATAGTTAACACTTTTTAATTTGCCTTCCACCACAAAGTAGCTGCTGGGGTGTAAACTGTATTTGTATAATCCTAATGTTTTGTGTGCTTGCAGAATCTCCAGCATCTGTTCACGCCAATTGGGCAGCACTGCATCCATGCCCACTGTGTGACTCTGTTCCCAAAAATCCACGCCATCAACGCCAAAGATAATTTTTTTAGCGTCATAGTCCAGTTCTAATATGTTAGGAATGTGTTCTGGAAAATTGTGATGCATCATCAGCAGCATGTCCACTTCTCTCTGCCATTTTTGTTCCATTAGTATGGGATCCATCACTTCGTTTTGATCTCTGTGATACTCTGTGTCGTTGTGAAACCATTGCACAAATTCTGTTTTATTTTGATTGATAAGACTGGTGTACACAAGATTGTTCCTGCACAATCCTTTGCCTGGCACATTATTGTAATAGTATACGTAGTCAGTTACCATCTAGGATATCTTTCCAATTGTTTGTAAAATTCTTGAACATTTAATTGCCACACAGTTTGATTTGTGCCTCTGTATTTTATTTGATCGATTTTTTTTAAACATTTAGATTCTGCCAACATCGGTGCCCAAATATTATGCACTAGACGTTGAGTGCCTTCACTATTTTCATTGGTGGTCACATAAAGATTGTTTTGCGATCCAGCCCATTCAATACAAGTAGGAATAAAAAATTGTGGAGTGACGCTTTGATGCGTGAGTATGCCTGTTTTGGTTCTCAATCTTGAGATAGGCAATTGATCTGTGAACACACAAGTTCTACACAATATTCTAAAACTATTTTCACCCATTTCAGGAAAAGAATGAGCGCCAGTAGAACCCACTATTTTATTGTTGTATTTAAGCAACCAAATTTTCCATTTTTTTTCTGTGGAGATGCTGTCCACCAACATTTTTTTATTACTGTTGTTTTTGAATCCTTTGGATTCTGCTTGAAGATAAAATTCTGTTAAATCAATCGATTCAGAATATGGTACCAATTTATAAGTCATAAATTATTTTGCTCTCAATATTTAACACTAAATATTTGAATGATAAGAGGAATTGGTGGCCGACCATATATTGATTTAACTCCACATTTGGATATAGAAGGTTTTAGGAAATTACATCCTGAAATTTGCCGAGGATTTGCTTTGGCTAGAGAATATGCCAAAGAAGGCACATGGATGTCGCCAGGATTTAATCTACAAGACATGAGTTATCAATTGAATTGGAAACCAATTTATCAGGCTGTGAAAGAATATCTTGCACTGCCCATAGATCATCCTATTAGAAAAAACGGTGATGATTTGTATGCCAATATCAAAGATTACCGCACAAGAAATCAATTCACACGCTACCTCAAAGCAGTGTTGGGTGCCAAAGATCCATACATCTATTATTTTTTATGGAATGAAGGCGATTGGGATAATAGAAATTCTGAAAGACATCTCACAGAAGAAAGCAAACATTTTCCTGGATTGGTCACATGGATTAAAAATCTTGTGGATCAAAACATTATCAGTCAAATAGGTAGGGTAATATTTTTTCACTGTGAACACGATGGACAACCATTTGAACACAGAGATCTAGATGGCAAACTGGGTGATCAACAAGGATACAGTGATCATCGCAATGAGTTCATACACATACGTTATAACACCAAGAGAGGATTTTATATCTGGGATCCTGAAACAAAAAACAAAGTTTATATCAATTCAAATGCTGCTTTCTGGAATGATCAAGACTGGCACGGTGGTGAAATTAATCGTGAACAAGAGTATGGATTAAGAATTGATTGTGTGTTTACAGATGCATTTAGAAAAAAATTAGGCATCGATAATCTACAAAATTATTAATATGAATAACTTTCATCGTTTTATAAATCTACCTTTTACCATAGATAAACCAAAAATTTTTGATACATTAAAAGTGCCTAACTGGTCAAGTGGTGGTATGACTTTTGAACTAGCTAAACAGCATGTTGACACAAGAATACTTGAATGGTTGGATAGTTTTAATATTTCCACATCTCAATTTTTTGAAGGAACTTACACTGCACCTAATAATGGATCTATTGGCATACACAGCGATACAGATACATTGTCAGACATGACCAAATTACTTTTTATTTGGGGGCCAGAAAACAGTTTCACTAGATGGTGGGAGCCTAAAATTGATGCAGTTTCTTCAAAAATGCGACCAGATCAAGGAGGCCCGCATGCTGAAATTTTTAATCCTGATACGTATGTTTATGAATTTGATGATGCAGATAGAGCACTGTGTTATGAAGAAAAAGATTGTAATTTATTATATGAAAAAGTTTTATTTAAACCAAGCATAATTAACGCAGGCAGATTGCATAGTACATTTAATAATGGAAGTGAAGATAGATGGGGTCTTACTCTTACATTGATAAAAAATAATAAAAGATTGCAGTTTTTTGAAGCATTAGAAATTTTTAAAGACATAATACATGAATAAAAATATGTCTAATAAAAATTACTATCATAGATATCTACAACTGCCTTTCACAGTGAAGAAACCTAATTGTTTTAAAACTTTAGATCACGCTGATATTGTGTTGGTAGATCCACAATACGTTGACACACGTGTTATTGATTGGATTCAACTGCACGATGTAAAAGTATCCAATCTTATTGAAGGATTTTATACTCCCACAAATGGTGGGAAAATACCCCTGCACAATGACACCCCCACACTGTGTAATGCTACTAAAATAAATTTTACTTGGGGGCCAGAAAACAGTTTCACTAGATGGTGGCGTGTGAAACAATCAAAATATTTAAAACCGGTCAAACCAGACAATAGTCATATATCAGCTGCGGGAGTGGTGCCCGATATAGTGGTCACAGATGCCTACTCAGCAAATGAAGAAGATTGTGATTTGGTGCATGAGCAAGTGATCAATAGACCCAGTTTGATGAACATAGGACAACTGCACAGCACATTCAATCCCAACATGACTGAAGATCGTTGGACTTTGTGTTTTACTCTGTTAAAATTAGATAACACACATCTACAATTTGAAGAAGCTGTGCAAATATTCAAAGATTATATTCATGAATAGAACAGTGCGTATTACCTGCCCCAAAGAATTTAATAAAAAATACATGTCTCGTCAACATGACAATTATATCAACAAGTTGGACGTGTATCACAACGCACAAAAAATATTTGCCAACATT